AAAGATTCTAAAAATATAAGTGGAATATAAAAGTAGTCTAATGCTTTTGCGTTTGAACAATCTAACACGCAATACTGCAAATCGTCAACTTCATTAGGCACTGCATTTAGATTATATGTGTTATTATCAACTGTTAATATGTTCATTCTATGTTTACTTTCTCAATTGTGAAAGGATAATTTGCTTCTTTGTAAAACTTTTTTCTTGTTGTCAAATGACGTTTAGAAAATTTACAAGCAGATGTTATATCCCATATTTCTACATGGTCTTTGTCTTCTGCTCTTCTAATACCTCTACCAATTGACTGTATTACTCTTACAAAAGATTTACCTGGTTCTATCAATACCAAATTAAATATTCTTGGCAAATTAATACCTACTGCCGCTACACCATATGTAGCGATAATGACTTTGTGTTGCTCTGTAGCAATTTCGTCATATTCTTCTTCTCTGTCTTCTAGTTTAGTTCTGCCTTGTATAAACACCGAATCAACAATTATATCTTCCAATGCCTGTCCTGTCTTGATTCTATCAACTAGAATAAGTGTGTTTCCTTCTGCTCTCATTGTGTCAACTAAATCAGCAATAAATTGTAAACGTGTTTCATTTGTTACTAAAAATGTTTGTTCGCCTGCATACGTCGAAAACGCATTTGTTTCCTGTGTTTGTATAACATTAACATGACAATTTGCTAACACTCCTTTGTCTTGTAATTCACTTGCTGACAAAGTATTAATAACTTCGCCTAAACTTGCTTGTAATGATGCTTTCTCATAATCTTCTTTTGGTATAGTTCCTGTAAGTCCCCAACGTATAGGAACTGTTGCAAATGGGCCTGTTAATAGTGTTTTAAGTACGTCTGCTTTGGCTTGATGCACTTCATCTACCATAACACATACTACACCTTGTAAAAAGTCTCCAATGCTAACTTCTGCTTCAAACTTTTTAGTTTTTTTAAGCATGTTGTTTAGACTTTGCCAGGTGCAAATTGTGTGTTGCTTATCAAATTCTTTACGTTCACCATAATATACACCAACATCTAATTCAAGTGTTTTGTAATCACTTTCTGTTTGTGTAACAAGTGATTTGTTTGGTACAATTACAATTGATCTACCATATGGTTCAATCAACTGTGAAAGTGTTGCTGTTATAATTGTCTTACCAGCACCAGTGGCTATCTCTTGTAAGCATTGTGGATTTTCTAAAAACTTATTGATTGTTTCTACTTGATAATCTCTCAACACAATCGGTTGTCCTGCTTGTGGATGCTTAGGACCCCATGTTTTTTTAAAGTGCAAACTTTCATCAATTTTTTCAAATTTAAATTCATGTGGATCTCTATTATCTTCAATATCAATTTCATAATCTTGATCTTCAATTATTGGAAGTATTTTATCTAACAAATTCAAATATGTTCTTCCTCCAATATCACAAAACCGTATATTTCCATCCCACCTACCTAACTTGTAAGCAGGTAAATGATATGCATAAGGTAAAAAGAATTTCAGTTTGTCAGAAATTTTACGCCTTGTTATCACATCAAGACCTTCAAACTTCACATTTACTTCATCTCTAATAATTAATTTCGCGACTTTGGACATAACACTATAATAACTTATCTGTAATAAAAATGCAAGAGATTACTTGGATTCGTAAACAATTTGGCCTCGAATATCAACTGGTAATTCTTGATAATAGCCTTGCTTATGTATTAATAGGATGATTTTCTTTAACCTGTTTGTATATTCTTCACCCAATTCACTCCATGCAATTAAAAAATTAGAAAGTGTGGTTGCATTTGTGTAACCATACATTTTAATTTCCCATGATCTTGCATCTCTAAATTCTTTATACGCAGGATGATTATTTAATATTTGTATGTAATCTTGCACACACGAACACAAAGATCTATACTTACGAACTCCCCATGGGGCATTTGGATTTCCTTTGGCTTTCATATGTGGAATTTTATCCAAATCCCAAGTTCTAATACCAAAGAAGTTGTTACCTTCTTTTGCAAATCTTGATTGTCCCCAAGCACTTTCATATGCCGCCATGGCTACAACTAAATCAAATGGTACTTGCCTCTCTAACGGATAACTCGTATAATCAATATATAGTCCTTCTACACATTTAAAAATTCTTTGAACGAAGTCTTTGTTATCCTTAATTGGAGTACTATTAAATCCAACTGTTGTTGTACTTTCTTTTGCTACTGATTGTGGGAAAAAAGTAACTGACACAATGCTTATAAATATCCATACTATAACTAGTAATTTATTAATCTGCTTCATAATAATAACTATAGCATATTTAGTTGTTTTGTCAAGTGATTTCGGCTAAATAATTGTATGAAAATCAACGATCTCATAAGCGAATGGAAGGGCAAAGTGCCAACTTCTGTGTGTAGAAGTGATAAAAAACTTGGTGCTTCCGATGAGGCCAGTTGTAAATCACAGGGTTTACGTTCTCGAGATAGTGGTAAAAAACATGATGGTAAAACCCTAAGAGGCAAAAAAGTACGTGGCCAAAAATATGGTGGTCCTCTTAAAGATTATTCTTAGATCTTTTTAACTTATACAGTTCTTCATTAAGTTCTTTTACTCTTTTATATAAAGAGTATTTTTCTTTAACTTCATCCTGTATAGTTCTTTTTAGTTGCTGTATTTGGTCTTCTTTTGAAAGTAACGATCTACGCATTTGTTCCATAGGATCGTCTTCATGATTTTTCCAGCCGTATTGTTTTGATTTATCTTGAGTTTTTGCTGTATAGTTCTGCGTCATCTAGTCCTGCTACTCTAAGTTTTACAATGTTGTTAATTTGAAATTGCTTGGCATCAATTGCTTTTAATAAGCCAAGATACTTATTACGTACAAGAGCGAACTCATTAATAAGTTGGCTCATAGCAACAACTTCATCTTCACCATCAATATACTTTTCAGCATCTCTTGATGTTAAAGCTCTTTGGTATGCTTCTAAAAACTTCTTATAATGTTTTGCTCTTGTTCTACGTAATTCTATATTAAGATGTTCTAGTATGGCTTCAATTTCTTGCAACTGGTTGAACCTATGTTCAACTACTCCAGGTATTTGTGAAGCATTACGTTCAATGTTTCCTTTGAGACCTGCTTCTACTCTTGCTTCTTCAAGTTCTTTCATATAGTGATCAATACAATCAGGTAACTTACCCAAGTCTTTTGAAACTAAACCATACCAATTAATCATTAATAATCCTCATTTTCATCTTCGTTATACGGATCATCTTCTTCTATCTCTCCATAAACTTCATTGTATGCATCATGCAAATGACTTGATGAAGAAAATACTTCTCTCCAATCTTGTTCATCTGCACCATAATCGTCAATAATGTTTACATATGATATTGCCGCATCAAGTCTATCTTTTGCAGGAATATAGTTCTTAAGTTTTTCCCATGCTTCTAATAAAACTTGAATATCTTCTGTCATATTTTTATGCCTCCGCTTCAGCAGTTTCTTCTGCTTCTGATTTAGATTTAACATTATCCCATTCTGCCATTATAAGATCAAGATTTTCACCTGTCCAATCTTTTCTATAATGTTTATGTTCTTTGCCAAATCTATCAACATATTTGAGTCTATTACCTTCTTTAACTAGCAATCCTTTGTTCTCACAAAGATCAACTAACCCACTATAAGGATCCATTCCTGCTTCATAAGGAATTTTAACCTGTACAGATTCAAACGGTTTGTTAAATCTTGTTTTCATTACTTTAACTGCTGATCTAATACCAGTAACATTTGATATTTTGTTTCCAGCTTCATCTTCTTTAAGTTTTAGTTTTTTCATAGCAACGACAACTGAACTTGCATATACAAATCCTTGTCCGCCACTAATTTTATCATCTGGAACAAACATATCTTGTGATGCGTATCTGTGATTTGTACAAACTAATCCTAAATTTAATTCAGCAAACATATTAACACAATTTCTTACAAGTGCTGTTAAGGCTTTCGGTTTTCTACCCA